CGGTGTTTCAGTTGGTATAATTTGCCTATGTCTCGTGGCCTAAATTTGCTCAGTTCCATGCTTTTAAATCCTTGGGACCAACAAAAATTATCTGCGTTACAATACCATTGTGCTTGATCGGCAAATCCAAGTGTACACTAACCCTGGGACCTTGCCGTTCATTGATCAAGGTATCGTTGCCCACAGTGCCCACAAAAGGAATTTTGTTCCACTTGCCATGCACACGATCTCCAATGTCCCAAGTGGCCTTGTATCGGTTCTGTGCAAAGTATTCGGCAAGATTACCCACGTGGTTGTCTCCACTGCTCACGTGCCAATTTGGTTTCTTCTGCAATTCTTTTGCTCAAAGACCAAAGTGGTTGCCAGAAATAACCAATTACAAATCCACCGACCAAGCAAGTCAGAGCAATCTTTATTTCTTCCCAGTTCATACAATTTTTCCTATGCCCAAATAGATTAGTTCATCTAGCTCACGCTGGTAGTCTTGACTCAATCGACGTTTTAGATAGATTGCTGTAAGCAGTTCAGTTCCAGACTGGCTAGCCATGCCCTTGCCACGACTTTCTAATTCTTCAACAAGATCTTCAGTGTCAAAATCGTGCAACCCTACGTCAACTTCAACTTCTGTGTATACTGTTGGCATTATGCCACCTCCGTTAGTTTTTTCCAAACAGCCTTCTTTTCTAGCTCGGTGCGATATGTAGTACGACAGCCGCCTAAATCATCACGCCACATTTCGATTGCCTTGTAACTGCCACGTGATTGAGTAGGCATACTCTCGTTGATCCACATGGCAATGGCCCAGAACATTTGACGGTTGGCAGTATCAGCTGAGTATAAGGCACGTTCGTAATCCTTGGCAATCATTGACTCAACAAAGCCACCTGGGGCCCAGCCCCGTAGCAGGTAGTTACTGATTGTGTCACGAGTATGACCAGGCACTTCCATGCCCATGTGCTTGGGATCGAGATTATCAAAGTCAATCATCACTCAGCCTCGTCGTAGTAGGCGTGTTGACCCCAAGGTGGCTCAATAGTTGTGGTACCATGCAGTATCCAAACAGTATCTGCATAATTCTCATCGCCCCAAGAACCAAACGGATATCCGTCTGTAAACACAACCAGGCGCTTGGGTTCAATCTCGTTTTCTTTGAGATAGGTAAAGATACAATCAAAGTCTGTGCCACCACCACCTTTGACTTCGTAGTCGCAAATGTCATCCAGGTTGTCTGAGTCATATTGTGCAGGATTATATGCTTCAGTATCAAACGTAATAACATGAATCTTGTAAGCAGGGAACGAGTCCATGATGCCTTGTATCTCGCCCAAGAAGTCCTTGAGCATGCTTTCGCTAATTGACCCAGAAGCGTCCAGGGCCACAGCAATATCGATCATGGGATCTTGTTTCATGCCCGGCATTACTGCATCCATGTGCCAGCCACGTCGGCTTGCTCGCATCCAAGTGTAGTCACTCTTGATAGTGCTTTCTAACTGCATGCGGAGCAGTTCGCGCCAGTTCATCTTGGGCTCAGTAAGCTCTTGAATCAGACGCTTGACACCTGCAGGCAAGTTACCTGCACCGTCCACAGTAGCGGCAGCCGCCAGCATGGCTTCCTTGATCTCATCGCGGATCTGTTGCTTTTCAGCATCGCTAAGTTTGGGACGACCCTTGCCTTCGCCTTCTTCTCCGTCACCGTCACCTTCGCCATCCAAGTGCTCGTCCAACATCTTGTCAATAAGATCACCCAAATTGATTTTCTGCACGTTCTTCATCAAGTCGTCGTAGACTTCTTCAGAGCTAAACCCATCATACTTGCGGTCGTACAAACAAGGCACTGTGGTAATCTTTTCACCTACATTGTGTTTGACAAGGTCGCCGTTGACACAGAAGTCGTTAGCAATGTTCCAGATCTGCGGATCTCGATCACCACGACGTCCAAAGTGATCATAAACACAATGCAACACCTCGTGCCCAAACAAGAACTCAATTTCTTTGGGCTTGAGCATTTTAATAAAGCGACTATTGTAATAGAAGTGGCGTCCGTCCGTTGCGGCAGTACCACACCATTCGTCAGCGTTTACTAACTTGAGTCGAGTAGCAAGGTTGCCAAAGAAACTGGCCTTGAGCAACAAGCCCACACGGGCAGTAATCAACATTTCGCGTACTTCGCGATCCAGTTTGGGTTCCATGGGACCAATTAGATTGGCAAATTTTTGTTTGTCTTCTTTAGTAGCAGTGGTACCGCTAGCTTTTGCATATAGCACGTCGGGAGTAAAATAGTGCATGTGGGTCCTTTGTTGCGTTATGTGTATATTATAGCAGAATGCAATTTATTGGTCAAGTTGTAAGTGTAGCACTTGAGTACTACAAATTCAAGTACTTTAGTTGAAACCATGACTGTGCCTGCTCACTGTAAAAGTCCAAACAAACTTGGTCTTGGTAGTGCATTTTTGGTCCATTTGGGGTTGGGTGGTCAATTGGCACAAGTCCTTGGTGGTAGCGATACATAAACCCTAGCTCACGCTTTAGTTTTGGTCTAATGGCCATGCTCATGCCGTACTGTTGCAAAATTTTAGCATAGATATCTGCCCACTCACCAGGGTTGTGAAAGATGATCAGGTTCTTTTTTATTGTGATGCGGGATGACATAACACAAACCAACTCAGTGTTTTATCTTCGTCTACATAGATGCGATAGTCGCCGTACTTGACAGCATAGGCCCAGACAGGATTGATGTCGTTGTCTTGATATACTTCACGGTGGTTGCGTTTATTTTGCATCATTTGACTGCGAGTCTCAACATCCTGACTCCAACCAAAATGTTCGTTGAACCAGCGTCGGCATCGATCAAAATCTAGCACGCCAGTGCCACGGCCAACATCTTTTTTGAACTCAATAAGGTATCGGTATCCATGTCTGGAATACCTGCCATCCATCTTGATAATTTTGTAATGCATAGTTATAAAAAGAAAAGGAGCCGTGTGCCACACAGCCCGTGTATTTAATACACACGGCCCCTTTAACTTAGGCTGAAGCCTGCAAGATGTACTTGCCAAATCGCGAGTGGAACTCGTCAAAGTGCTTGAGCTTGGTGGGCAGGAAGGGCAAGTCGTATGTGGTAAGAGCAATACGAGCACCCATCACAGTGAGCTCAGTCTCAAAGTTCTTCATCATGTATGCCAGGAAGTTGTCTGCCATGTTATGGAACTCCTTGCTGTCAACTTTCTTCTCAACAGCATCCTTGAGCTCGTAGCACATGGAGATCACCAGACTGTACATGGCACTCACTTCTTTTACGTTCAAGTCCTTGACCTTGCCATCCAAGATGTCCTTGGGGTTGGGCATACGTCCAGCAACCTTGCGGTGGCTCATGAACTTAACTGCAAGGCCTTCGCCCACAGTACCTGCAATCAGATTAGTTAGAGTCTCGTCGTCAGTGGACTCGTCGTTTAACAGCTGGCTCACAAAAGTCCATGAACGCGGAGTAGCAAATGCACGTGAGCTAGACTTGGCGTCAAAGTCGTACAAGTCCTGCTTGGCAAAACTCAAGTAACCCACAACGTCTTTGTGGATCTTGTTCATCACAGCCCACTCTTGGTAGCTGGCAAAGTCCACCTTCATCTCTTGGTGAATAAAGCGGTTTGCCAGCGGTGTTGGCATGCGATATGTAACACCCTTGTCCGACTCACGGTTACCTGCGGCAACCATCACAACATTGTCGGGTAACTTATACTTGCCAATACGTCGATTCAAGATCAGCTGATACGCCGCGGCCTGTACACTAGCCGGAGCCGAGTTCAGTTCGTCCAAGAACAGCACCACAATGGGATACTGGCTGGCAAGTTCGTCGTCGGGCAGTTCCACAGGAGGTGCCCAATCCATCTTGCCAAGGTCCTTGTTGTAATACGGAATACCGCGAATGTCTGTGGGTTCCATCTGACCCAGGCGCAAGTCAATCATAAGACCATTAAGGTCATTAGTGATGCCTTCAACAAGTTCACTCTTGCCAATGCCGGGAGGACCCCACAAGAACAAAGGACGTTTGACTTGGAATGCCTTGAGCAGACTTTTGCGAGCTTGCAGGGCGGTAACGGTGCGTGATTCTGACATGGGCTGTGCCTTTTAAAAAATTGTTGCTAAGTCGTTATTGTAGTTGATCTTGATTTAATGGTCAACTGTTCATTGTTGCAAAAGGGCTAAGAACTTCTTCAGTTTCTCCATCCATCTCCTGCGCCTCGTAGACCCAGTTCACTGGAATCTCCAGCTCACGGGCCACGTCCATGGGAGTATTGCCTGCTTTCAGCAAGTACTCGATGTCTAGTACTAGTTCGCTCATCTTACTCATGTTATTCACCTTAAATTAAGCCGGAACTCGAGCATCCATCATTTCTGACAGGATAAATTTGGCAATGTTGATTTGCTTGCGAGCAGTTTCAGTCTGGCCCATGGCCATTAGTTCTTGTGCATCACTCAGCACACCCATAGCAACCATTTCAAGTCCAGTGAACTTTGCTGTGATGCTTTCCATGTACTGCTCACGGATATCAGCTTCAGACATACCGTAGCACTTGTTTTCAAATTCTGTCATTTCAAGTTCCTTTGTGTTTCAATATGTGTATATTATAGCAAATTGGGCGTTTTTGGTCAAATCAGAGCTTTGAATAACCCTACAATGCCAATGGTCAAAGAAATCAGGTTGACCATTAATTGGGGACGATTTTTAACCCGTGCCGCCCAGATCAAAAACAATACAGTGCCCAGGGCAAATGTCACAATGTTGTAAGGGTAAACTGAGGGTCCGATTGCGTTGAGAGTATGGCCAGCCACAATTGCTATGGCCCCTGCCCACTGTATTGCTTCATTTGTTTTGTTCATGCCACAATTATAGCATTTTGGGAATAATTGGTCAACCAAAGAAAAGGCCTGCATAGGGCAGGGTTTTTGTAGTACTTGAGTATTAGTTTTTTATTTGACTTTTTCGGTAAGTTTGACCCACGTTTTTCCATCGCTAATAGCTTGCTGAGCAAAGTTCTTAGGGGTAGGGGCGTTTGGGTCAACTAACCCACGTTGCACTAGCTCATCCACAGACTGTTCGTATGCAAGTGCAACATCTTCTCTAAGAGTTTTAAGAATTGCAGGCGGGGTTTTTGCTGGTGCAAAAATAGCATAGTTGGTGTGAATATTTGGGAACTGTCTCAGACCCAGTCCAACCATGGTTGGGGTATCAGGCAGACTTGGTACCCTACGATCACCTACCACTGCAATTGGTATTAACGTTCCGGCCTTGATGTGTTGTATAACCTGTGCTGGTGGTGCAAAAATCATGTCAAGATTACCGGCCACTACGTCCAACACAGCAGGCGGAGCAGCCTTGTAAGGTACATGTACGCCCTTGACTCCCAACACATGTACAAACCACTCACCATAGATATGGAACGGGCCACCAGTACCAGCACTGCCGTAAGTGAGTCCTTTGTTCTGAGCATATGCCTTGAGCTCCGGCACAGTTTTAACATTGAGCTTGGCACTTACTGCCAGTACAAAAGGTGGCGCCGACCCAATGTATGCAACTGGTACCAAGTCAGTTTCCCAATCATAGGGTACCTGATCCAGTAACACAGATGACGACGCTAAAATATTGGGCTGAGCCGACAATAGCGTGTAGCCATCTGCGTCACTTTTGGCTACAAAATTTGCACCAATGGTTGTTTGCCCACCAGCTTTGTTTTCAACAATAACCGGTTGCTTCCAGTTAGCTGAAAGCCGTTGGGCTACAATCCTGGCAATAACATCGTTGCCACCTCCGGGTGATAGGGGCACAACAATTTTGACTGTTCGATCAGGAAACGCAGTCTGCGCCTGTGCCAATGACACCCCTAGCAGAGCTAGCACAAATAAAATTTTTCTAAACATGATAAGTTCCTTGTAATATTACATTGTAGGACCGTTGCCGTTCCTAAATCCAATCTCACCACCTTCTGCTGTGATACGCTTATAAACGTCTTCCAACAAGATAGGTGCAAAATCTGTTTGCTCCACGCATACGCAATGGTAACGCACATCAATTTCGTTACTGTACAATACTGTACCAGTTTTGGCATCAACCCCACGTGCTCTCTTAACACGGCTGGCATGCAAGTGTCCGTGAATGTTCACACCAAAGCGACCAATGCTGGCCTCATGCACAGGAATGTGACTCAAGATCATGCCGTTCAACACATGATACGCTCGCAACTCACGAAAGTACTCACGGTACTCGTCATCACGAAAAATGTCATGGTTGCCGCGGATCAATACTTTGTCGCCGTTCAAGCGAGCCAATGTTTTCAAGGCCTTGCGGTTGATAACAACATCACCCAAGTGGTAAATCTTGTCGCCGGGACGAACAGTATCGTTCCATCGACGGATCATTTCCTCATCCATCTCATCAGGATCATCCCATGGACGCAACTTCACGGTGTCGTCATCAGGATGTGTAAACTTACACACCCCAGCATGACCAAAGTGCGTGTCACTGACTAAAAATACTGCTGGCATATTATTCTCCTACTATCCAAATTTCTTTAAAACCTTCATCTAACGATGGGGGTTCAAAACCTGTAATCATCTTTTCCATCACATCTGCTGGAATGTTCTTACCAGGGCGATTTGCCAATCTACGTACCAACTCTTGTGGCCCAGGCACTTTGAATACCACAGCAATGTGTTCGTATTGTGAAGGCAACAGTGTGTTAAACTTCTTTTTACGACTTGCTACTGTAGTGCTTGTTTGGTCCCAGATAAAGTCCAAGTTGTTAGCTTGACAAGTCAACGCATGGTTCACCATCAAACGAACTGCAATAGGCATGTATTCGTCAAACACTTCACTATATGTTTTACCCTGGCGGTGTGCCTCTATTTCAACATACATATCAGTACCAACCACTGGCATACCTAAAGCCCAGATTTGATTTTTAATCCAAGTACTTTTACCCGAGCCCGGGACCCCGATTAATTGATAACACTTGTTCATATATCTCCTTCGCGGGCTTTTGGGATCACAAAGCCCCAATCTGTTGTTTCACCATTGATGGTGTGTTTTTCGTCTTCGTCGTAAGTCCAACCCAACACCTTCATCATCCGGTGCTTGACCAACAAGTTGGGGCTACGGAACGATTCAGTATCCTTGAATCCTAACATCACACCAATCTCACAAACTGCACCTGAACGACACACACCTGCATGACAATGCACGATGACATTCATGCGTTGCTCTTGTGCATGTTGCAATAGTCGAACCAGTTCTTGTGCCTGTTCATCTGTGCATTTGCACTCGTCAGGGAAAAATTTATCGTCCTGTTCGGCATCCAAGAATTCAAACTGGTGAACTTCGCGGAACTGATACTTGGGTACAGGGAATTCGTATGCAGGATCCACAATCTGAATCAGCATGGAATTAACGCCAGGGTCAATATGAAACCCCTGCCGAATGTCACTCATGCTAACGTTTTGAATCCACATACGAAATCTCCATTAATGCGTTATTATAGCACTAATGGAGAATTTGGTCAACCGCTTAGTATCTATAGGTGTCGGGTTTGTACGGGCCGTCAACTGTGACACCAATATACGCGGCCTGCTTGAGTGTCATTGCAGTGAGCTCCGCACCAATCTGCTCCAGATGTAGTCGTGCAACTTTTTCATCCAGGTGCTTGGGCAACAGGTACAGTCGACCTGTTTCGTATCGACTGGTGTTGGTGTAAAGATCAATTTGTGCCATGACTTGGTTGGTAAAACTGTTACTCATCACAAAGCTGGGATGGCCAGTGCCACAACCCAAGTTAACCAGTCTGCCTTCTGCTAGCAAAATAATACGTTTGCCACTGGGGAAAATAACATGGTCCACTTGTGGCTTGATGTTTTCCCACTCACAGTCCTTGATACCTGCAACATCAATTTCAGTATCAAAGTGACCAATGTTACACACAATAGCATTGTTCTTCATGGCGTCCATGTGTGCGCGAGTGATAACATCTACGTTGCCAGTGGCAGTTACAAAGATGTCACACTTGTCTGCCGCGTATTCCATTGTGACCACACGATAACCTTCCATTGCCGCTTGCAGGGCACAGATAGGATCTGCTTCTGTAACCCAAACTTGTGCAGAGAGTGCTCGCAGAGCTTGTGCAGAGCCCTTGCCCACGTCTCCATAGCCGGCTACCACTGCAACCTTACCGGCAATCATGACGTCAGTGGCACGTTTGATAGCGTCTACAAGACTTTCTCTGCAACCATACAAGTTGTCAAACTTGGTCTTGGTTACAGAATCGTTTACATTGATAGCAGGCATCCGCAGTGTGCCAGCCGCAATGCGCTCTAGTAACTTGTGAATACCTGTTGTGGTTTCTTCTGTGACACCTCGGATACCAGGAACTAGATCAGGGTGTTTGTCATGGATGTACCCAGTTAAGTCATGTCCATCATCAAGGATCATGTTGGGAGTCCAACCATCTGCACCACGCACAGTCTGCTCAATGCACCACCAGTATTCCGCTTCTGTTTCGCCCTTCCAAGCAAAAACAGGAATACCTTTTGCAGCCAAAGCAGCCGCGGCTTGGTCTTGTGTGGAGAAGATGTTGCAACTACTCCAACGCACACTAGCACCAAGTTCAATTAGTGTTTCGACCAGCACAGCCGTTTGAATGGTCATGTGCAAACTGCCCACAATACGTGCGCCTGCCAAGGGCTTTGAGCCAGCATACTCACGACGGATTGCCATCAAGCCAGGCATTTCGTGCTCGGCGATAGCAATCTCTTTGCGGCCCCAATCTGCAAGGCCAATATCTCTAATTTTGTAATCCATGTTACCTCGATTCTTTGTATCTACGTCGCGGTTCGATATCAATTTCTTTGTACAGATAATCTCTAGTGACGTGTCCAGCTTCAATTTCCAGCAGTGCTGTTACTGCATGATTGTGCTTGATAGCACTGGCAATTTTTGGCATATCGCCTCGACCCAATTCTCGCATGCGACGAGCGCCTACTAGTACCAAATCGTATCTATTTCCAATTGCTTCCACAGCGAGTTCGCTTGTGAGCCCAGCAGTTTCAGGTGTGGTCATATTCATGTTAGATCCTTAGGGTTGATTAATCCATTACTGTGCTTGTCTTTGATCTTGTCAAGATCTTGGAACAAACGTTTTTCTTGTTGCGTCAATTTATCCTTGTGCGTTTTGCGAGGATTTCCACACAAATAACATTTTGGATTACCACAATCCATAGCATGGTGTTTGGCCAAGCGATGTGTTTGTTTGATATTGAGCTCATTGAATGAACTATGACTCTTGGCAATTTTAACTTGCCTTGAAATCGCAACATCAGTTTTGTGGCGTCTACGTGAATTAATAAATTTTGCTAGATCGTTACTCATACAGTTATTTAATTGTGTAGAACTTATTATAGCAAGTTCTACACAAAAGGTCAATTGTTTAGAACACGAGCAACACTAGTAATTACCGCCGCAATTCGCCCAATATCGCGAAGTTGTTCTACGGTGTAGCCTTCTGTCTTGAGTGTTTCGTAGTGTGCCTTGACACAGAAATGGCACTTGCCCACAATTGACGCTGCCAAACTAAATGCTTCAAAATTTGCTTTAGTTGTGCCACCATGACTTGCAATAGCATTCATACGCAACTGCGCTGGCAATCCTTTAAGGGCAGGATCATCTGCCATTTCAACGTAGGGATACCATACGTTGTTCTGTGCCATGATGCTGGCCGCTGTCATTGCTGACTCTGCGTGAACAGGAGCATCTGCCAACAACACCGCAAGTACCTTGCCGTTGCCAGTTGCAGCCAGCGCGGCCACAGCACAACCCATGGCCACATCTGCATCTAGTGTACTACGAAGTAGCACAGCGTCAAGATTTAACTTGGTGTCTTTTGCGTAGTCTGGCAACGCACCTTTTACTGATTCAATAAAACTCATTTTAATATTTTCCTGATGCTAATACGATTTGACAAATGTGTTCCAATCGTTCAATATGTTCAAATGCTCGCCACGGGCTGGTGTCAATAGCAACAACACCGTGTCCTTTGATGCCCACAATGTCATACTCAATATTACCAGCATCGTCCAACTGCAAGTTCCTGTGGCACTCATCGCCCAGTTCTTGACTAATTGGGGCCACATCACCAACATTAGGTGCCACCCGAGTATAACGACTGAGTTCTGGAAAGTCGTTAGCAAGACTACTTAACTCAATGCCACGATGCATGGCAGCAACACAGTAGGTAGGATGTAAGTGAACTACCACCCTAACATCTGTACTGTGCTGACCCATTGCTCGTTGTAGTCCAAAGTGTAAGGGAATCTCTCCACTAGGCTTTAGATTAGTACTGATGTCTGTGTAGAATTCTTCTTCCCAAGATTTAGATAGGAAAGGTGGAATGGCACTAATCTTGTCAATCAATTTAATTTTCTTGAACTGATCCGGTTGCATTGTTTGCTTGCGAACGCCACTGGGTGTGATATAAAAGTGATCACGGTCGTGATGACGAATACTAACATTGCCATCACGACTGGTAATCCAGTTGCGTCTATATGCTTCGACTAATGTGTCGCATATAGTTTCTAACATTACAGAGTCTCGCCACCAACTGTGCGGTTACAAGCACATAGTTCGCCAGTTTGTAACGCATCTAATACACGAAGTGTTTCTTCTGGGCTACGACCCACGTTCAAGTTGTTGACAGTAACGTGTTGGATAACGTTGTCTGGGTCAACGATGAATGTAGCACGTAATGCCGCCCCTGCTGGAGCATAGAACACGCCTAGCTGTGCAATCAAACTCAAGTTGTCGCCAGTTTCTGGATTGTAACGCTGTGTGTCAGCAAACTGGTTGTGTGTGATCTTGATCAAGTCACTGTGGCTCTTTTGCCATGCTACTTTACAAAACTCATTGTCTGTGCTTCCTGTGAGCAATACTGCATCACGGTCAGCAAAGTCACTTGCTAGTTTGTCATAGGCTACAATCTCTGTAGGACAAACGAATGTAAAGTCCTTTGGGTAGTAAACAATTATTTTCCACTTGCCTTCAAATGACTTTTCTGTAATGTCAAAGAAAGCATCTTCTGGCTGTCCTGGCTTGACACCTGTAACCACAAACGGTTCTAACTTATCACCAACTGTTTTCATTTATATCTCCTATTAAAAAATGATCATAGTGTTTCTACTATGTGTATATTGTAATAGTATATAGCAATGAAGTCAAGCAAAAATCAAGTTTTTCCTATTGATTGTTTCTATGCTGGAGTTTAATAAAATTTATGATGGTATTAGTTTTGGCAAATACGGAACTGCTCTAGGCCCGTAGCGTGTTTGTAGCAGTAAGCGAGCTTCTTGGGCGGTTTGAGCCCCAACTCGATCTTTAAATTCCTTGCCGTCTGATGTGCGTATAGTTGCTTCAAAAAGTTTCATGCAACTATTTAGTGGTAGGCCTTGAGAGGATCGAACTCCCACCGCTTGTTTCGAAGACAAGCATGATATCCATTTCACCAAAGGCCTATGTGGTGCTCTCAACAAGAATTGAACTTGTGTTTCATCCTTACCAAGGATGTGTAATGCCATTATACTATGAGAGCTAAGTGGAGCAGGATACCAGAATCGAACTGGTGACTGGACCTTGGCAAGGTTCTATTTTACCCCTAAACTAATCCTGCAATTTTTTACTTATTAGGCTGCTCGTAGACTTTTGAATCTATCTGCCGCGTATGATGCCGCAAATGCTTCTGGCTTCACAAACGGGATCACATTGCATGTTCCTTTAATGTAGCCTACAGCTTGTGAAATCACACAGCTTGATCCGTGCATTTCGTTTGGGTTGATGTCCAAGTGAACTTCAACTTCACGGCCTTCTAGCACATCGGCCAGCTTCAAATACAATTCGCTAACCTTGTATACTTCTGTCATGAGTCGCATGGCCGGCTTGCTTGGTTTTTGATCGTAAACACGTTCTCGGTGTACTTCGCCAAACAGTTTGCAACCGTTGTTGCCGTTGATGTGTACCACAATGGCCAGCACATAGTCAGCATACCAAGCACCGTCAATTTTGATTCGTTCCGAGTCGCAGCCAAGATAGATTCGAGTTTCGGGTGTTTGGGCCCGGATAAACTCTGCTACTTGATTGATGTCTAGTTTTTTCATCATTGTCTTTCTATTTAACTCGGGAACCGTTACAGTTTTATTATGGTACCCCTGCTCAGATTCGAACTGAGAACATATACTCCCTTTTGAGGAGAGTGACTTTACCAATTTGTCCACAGGGGCACAGCGTTTGAAATTTGGTGCCCCAGGGGAGACTCGAACTCCCAAAATTTGGCTTCTAAGACCAACACGTATACCAATTCCGTCACCGGGGCTTAAATACAATATGCACGAAAAGGAAAAAATCTATGTTAAAGATCTCTACAGATTGTTCTGTACAGAACTTTACACAACTACCGCAAGTTGGGTAACCGCAAAACACTTTGTGGCCGACCCTTTGCTGGATCTGAAAAAAGAATTTATTCCTGATGCTACATTGGTACCAGGAGACGGGATCGAACCGCCCACACCTTGTGCTTCAAACAAGTGCTCTACCAACTGAGCTATCCTGGCAATATTTGGTACCTGGTCACGGTTTCGAACCGCGGACCCTCTCCGTGTAAAGGAGACGCTCTACCCCTGAGCTAACCAGGCAAACTATTTTGGCGGAAGACGGAGGAGTCGAACCCCATCCCTGTTAAGAGAACCTGGTTTTCAAGGCCAGTCGCGGGACCAACCCCACTGCATCATCTTCCATATATGGTCGGAATGACACGGTTCGAACGTGCGACCACTGCGTCCCAAACGCAGAGCTCTACCAGGCTGAGCTACATTCCGAATTAAACTTACTTTAACTTGGGATCAATTGACTTATCAACTTCGTGCGGTTCTGCAAACCTAGGAGTTGGCTGATCCCAATACGCTGGAAAGATCTTCCAGCCAAAACTTTTCCAGTAACGATGAATGATGTTGTTTATCACAACAACCCCAGCCACGATTACAATTACACCTGTCATTGTTAAAACACTGCCGGCTAAAAATACTGCCGCTTGATCCATATCCATATTTGTAAATCCTTTGGAGTTGTGTTATTTCAGCATCAATTCCACAGGATCAATAATGGGCATGGTTGCCAGCATGATCCTGGGATATTTTGCATCAGGCCCCGGCATAACCCTGTGAGGGATATAACTGTTGAAAACAATAGGATGCTCATGCATGTTATACCTCAGCAAACAAGGATACTGATCTTGTACAGTGTGATGTAACACAGAAAAATTATACTGTTCTGTGCCTGTGTATGGGTTTGTCATAACCGGGAGCCGATTCATGGCTTCCTTGGGAATATCATACCACTCTGTATAAACATCCTCAGTGTTGTAGATTGGAAAGTTTATTTTGAAGTTCATGGGCGGTGCATCGTTGTGCAACACAACCCCATCGGTCATACCTTCTGTCAGCAATCCCACTGTGATTTCTTTGATAGGCAGGTTGACTCGAAACATAAATCGCAACAAATTTGGACACACCTTGGCCATTTGTTTGTAATCTATCAGATGCCAGAACTTTTTTTCTTGTTTTTCGTTTAGAAAATCAGTGTTATCTACAACCCAGTTCATTATCTCTTCTTTGATTTGATCAAGGTTGTCACACTCAAGTTCGTGTATACATTTGAAACGACTTTGGTCTGGGATATAATCAATCATGATATATTTACTACCTACAATTATTTGGAGCAGGGTAGGGGAATCGAACCCCTCGCTTTAGCTTGGAAGGCTAAGGTATTACCACTATACGAACCCTGCGTTGAATTACTTATTATACAGCATCTTAGCAATACTGTAAAGCAATTTTGGTAGCCATGGACAATTTCGAAATGTCGACCTAACGCTTATCAAGCGTTTGCTCTTCCTCTGAGCTACACGGCTAAATATTGAATGCACATTGACGTCTATCTACAAAAACAGTTGTACTGCACCATTGAACTAAGTCAGCCCGGTTACAATGTGCCTGCTATCTTGGATCAAATCCAAAGTGATCGCGAAGCTGGCAACTTGACCTGGGTACAGTGGGATCAGCCGCTTGACTTTGAAGTCAAATACTTTGAATAACTTGGCACGGGAACTAGGGCTCGAACCTAGAATGACAGAGTCAAAGTCTGTAGTGTTACCATTACACTATTCCCGAACAAAACTTGGTGGATGTAAGTAGATTCGAACTACTGACCTGCCGCGTATGAAGCGAATGCACTACCGCTGTGCTATACATCCGATTGGGGTATCCAATGAGAATTGAACTCATGATAGCGGAATCACAATCCGCGGTTTTACCACTAAACTATGGACACCATATAGGAGCACTCTCAACAGCAGGCCTAGGAGGCAATCTGGTTGCTGAAACTTTTGCATCTGCAGATACTAGGCTTCTTCTCCCGCGTTGACTTACGCCAAGAATGCTTTTATATGGTAGGGGTGTTCGGGAACGATCCGAATTTTACTGGTTAAAAGCCAGTTACTTCACCTTAAAGTTTCACCCCCATAGGTTTATCACTCTTGTCACTAGTCATGACAGATCTCCTTTTAAAAAATTGGTACCACCTGAGAGATTCAAACTCCCGACCCCTAAGTTCGTAGCCTAGTGCTCTGTTCAGCTGAGCTAAGGTGGTGTGTTGGTGCCCCTTGTCCGACTCGAACAGACCACCTACTGCTTACAAAACAGTTGCTCTACCGGATGAGCTAAAGGGGCAAATTGTTGGCGGTGCGAAAGAGACTCGAACTCTTAAAGCGGCTTTCACCACTCGACGGATTAGCAATCCGCTCCAATACCATTATGGGACCGCACCTCAAATTTGGCTCCCCAGCGTGGGATCGAACCACGGACACCTTGATTAACAGTCAAGTGCAACTACCGCTGTGCTACTAGGGAATAATCTACTTAGTAGGCACTCATGCCTACTATCAAAAACTTGGCGACCCGGGAAGGATTTGAACCTCCGACATTTGGTTTTGGAGACCAACGTTCTGCCAGACTGAACTACCGAGCCATATTTGGTGGAGGATAAGAGAATTGAACTCTTTTGACCTACGTGCAAGGCAGGCATAATACCCAGTATATGAATCCCCCAAATTTTCAAACACACTGTTTCCAATGTGTGTATTAAAGCACTCTAAAATACTTAGGCTGCCTGTTCGTAAAGAATGCTTTAATACGCTGTAATTTTTTATCTCACAAAAGAGACTCTATCCTACAGGCCGCCCATTTGTAGTTTAGAGTGATACCGGCTCTCGTTGCCATTGCACTAAATGAAAAACCCTGGAGTGTTTAGTTCCAGGGTCTTGTTGAATTTGTCAGTTACTTTTATGCGTAACCTGCACCTTCAATAGACCCCGACATCCCTAGAATACTATTCACGCGACCAGAGGCGTGTGACCAGGTAAATGTTGCCTGGAGCATCGCGGGTTTTGTCGACAGTGAACGGAATGTTGTTTTCATCTTAAGTCCTATTGTAGTTTATTTATGATTGTTTGTCAATCACAAATGGTAAAATTGGTTGCGGGTGAAGGATTCGAACCTCCGTCTTCTAGGTTATGAGCCTAGTAGTCTACCACTGACGTAACCCGCGTTAACTTTTATTTATATCTGGAGTAGGTGACAGGACTCGAACCTGCATTTTACGGATTTGCAATCCGGCGCCTAACCATTCGGCACACACCTACACTAATTGAATTTGCAAGTAGTTGCTCCATCGTTATAGCAACCATTCACCCGTGTAATAAACTCGAGCGGGACTCGGTACGTCACTTGGGATACTAGTCCAGTTTGTCTCCGTTACAGACACCACCCTTGCGAGTGGTTGGGAGTTGAACCCATCACCTTCTACTGTTTTGGTCCTTCGAAGAAACCTAGACAGCATGACATTCTCTTGCTGACACTTACAAAACTTGGCGATGCATGGGAGAATCGAACTCCCGTCTCCGGATAGACAATCCGGGATAATGACCATTATATGAATGCACCTTAAACTTGGCGGTCCCAGGGGGTAACGATCCCCCTCTTCAGCAGTGACAGTGCTGTGTGCGTCCATGAACACCTTGAGACCAATTTTTATAGTTAAGCACCGAGAATGCCAATTTAGGAGTCCGGTGCTTCTGTTCCAAAGCCGATGCAGTTATATCAGGATCAGTCGCCGGCCGCTGTGACCCGAATAGTGTAAGCGTCCTTACACGATACCTTATCGGTGCTTAACTATAAAAACAAAAATGCTCTGCATCCCCCGGCGGTAATTGTAGTACATCAAGATACGACGCTATCGTACCCATCACACGTACCTTCCACCCGCTTCCCGACAGGGACCGTTATCGCATTGCTAGCGGCCTTTGGGTTCAAAGACTACCACCCGTAGCTGTCACGCTACTTCTCATCGTGTGGGTCACACTATCCGGAGACACCCGGAACGTTCTTGGTGGAGATGGATGGATTTGAACCACCGCGCTTTTTACAGAACAGATTTACAGTCTGCCGCCTTCAACCACTCGGCCACATCTCCAAAAAAGGGAGAGCTACGGTTGCAGGACCTAGTGCCTCTTGCGAGGGAAGTATCCAGGCGATGTAGCTCTCAAACTGGTAGAGCGTAGGAGAGTCGAACTCCTCTTATGCGGATGAAAACCGCATGTCCTAACCGATAGACGAACGCTCCATAGTTCACTATATGAAAACACATTAGGATGTTTGATAGAAGTAACAGTTTTGAACCTGCCCTACTGTGTCGTCCACAGATTTGTCTATCAACCACATTACGGGCCAACTAGATCCGGCGCGCTTCGCTCTTTCGAGTCTGCTTTCGTGTAGTCCAAGTAGAGCCTAGCCGTCACTAGGATTTAGTTCTCTACTTGGGTACCTACCGGAGTTGGTAACCCAATGCGTTTACATATAGTGCCCAGAACTGAATCTGGGTACACTATACAAAATTAAATTTTTAACGAACTCCAAAGTAGCTTCGATCAACTGTCTTTGTTTTCTAACTTGTATCTAGTATAACATCTTGTGCTATTCTGGTCAACTTGTTTTGTAAAAGCCCCGCCTTGTTGCAGGGTCTTTACAAACTTTGCTGTGTTACTTCCTAACTAGTCTCTAGTATAACATGATTCCAATTCTTTGCCTAACACATAAAGAAAAACCCTGCTCGGTGCAGGGTCTTTGTAGATGTAGTACGAAATACTTACACACAAAGACCCCGAGATGGATCATACTCACGCTCGCATGTGAATGCCATTGAATTGAGGATGATTGCGAAAGTTTGTTTCATAAGTGTATTATATATGACAGCAGACAAAAAGTCTACTGTTTTGGTAAAATTGGATAGGTTTATTCTGTTACGAGGAAAACCTATCAAAACCCTAGGCAGTGTTTAGGCTGCCAATGCGAACTGTTCGTCGTTTGCGTTTACGTTTTTTGCTTCTACGACCGGGAAACCCCAACCCTACGGCTTTCACATTGCCGAGCTGTCCACTCTGTTACTCTTTGCCCTGTCGAAACCATGGCAGGCCCATTATAAAACATACTCAAACGGGTCTTTTCGCCTATCCCCGTGCCGTGGCTTGCAAGGATAGGGCTGAATATGCTTTATGGTGGACCTGGCGGGAGTCGAACCCGCGTCCAGAACACTTTTCTCTTTGCTTCATACAGCAATAACCTATATTATATTAGGCTTTCTGAATTTTGTCAACCAAACCGGCACTGAATGTGTTGGCAAATTGATCATATACTTTGGCAGTTACCTTGCGAAAAGTTTGCTCATCAGCATCGCTAAATTTAATAACACGAATGCCATCTTGCTCACAACGTGCCTTGGTAGGCTCAACTTCGGCCACAGCCACAGCACGCTCAAAACGTCCAGCTTCTAATGCCGCATCTTTCATGACCTGTTGCAGGTCTGCAGACAAGCCAGCCAAGAAGTTCTTGTTCACAATGATGTTAGTCAACAACAAGCGATGGTTGGGTTCCAAGATAGATTCAGCAACTTCGTTTTGTTGGCAAGCATAGATACGTGGCCATGAGCTTTCGCCGCCATCAATAGCACCATCTCGGATGCCTTCGGCCACACGTTCAACGTCCATCACAACTGGATCAGCGCCCAGGGCAGTCCATGTAGCGGCTGCAACTGGTGAATTTGACACACGCACTTTAACGCCGGCCATTTCACTTAGACTTGCAACGTCACGATTCATGGGCATGTTCATAAAGCCACCTGAGTAGGTAAATGCCATGCCTTTGATGTTGCTGTTCTTGGCGTAACCATCCAGCAAACTCTCGCCAATTTCACTTTCAAACACACGTGCCGCGTGATCGTGATCACGGAACAAGAAAGGCAAATCAAGTGCGTCAAGATCATTGTTGTACTTGCTGAGTACATAAGTGTACATCTGGCTCATTTCAATAGCGCCAGTGTCCATAACATCCAACAGGTTATGTTTGGTGATTGGTTCACCATGATTGTACTTGCTGGTATACTCGCTTAGAGTCAGCACTTCAATCTCAAACTGTCCTGGTGCACGGGCTTCTACTACTTCAGTAAATTTTTCAGCGGCACGAATAAAAATGTCAATAGGTTCATGGGCTAATACCCATTTGATGTGGATAGGTTTCATAATATTTTTTCCTTGAGTAATAGCTTGCATGTGTATGCTACGGTGGGCGTTCTAGGTATTGTGCTAGTAAAGGGCATTGCCCAAGCGTCCATTATTTCCGACGTCAGCCCCTGCTGGCGTTGCTAGAATTATTTAGCTTTTGCAAGCGTCTTGTATAGCATTTTTAAGGCATTAGTGCGCAATTGTTAAAATTTAAAATGATTGTTGATACCTGAGCTTTCAAAGTCAGCTTCGCCCAGGTAATAAAAGGGTGATAAAAACCCCACAAAGCCAACTGCTTGCCCCATTTCTCTGTTGAAGTACTTGCTGTCAATAGTTTTTACTAGATGTGCAAGACCCGCTTGCCATTTGGCATACTGTGCAGTTTCTTTAAAGTTGGTATAAAACCAATGATCCATCTCGTTGTAAAAACTGTTGGTTGGTTTACTGGTCTGGAATGTTTCTTGATTGTACTGTGGGTAGATTAACGGCTTGATCAAGTGCTCGTATGTTGTTCGATGGGTGTAGCTGTAGTTTGGCCAACGGCACACATACTGCATGTGTTTGTTGTGCTCTAGCATAAACCAGTTCTTGACCATGTGGCATTGTTTGATAAACATCTCTGGCAAGTCAGGCGTCCAATAAAAATATTCGTTGGTCATGTTGGTATAATCACCAAAATCACCCATGCTATGATTGGCCATAACATCAATAAAGTAAGCGTACCACTTTTTGTCCTTGATGCATAGCTTGGGCTTGTCTACCCCGTACAAGATGCAAATGCGTTGACCAGTGTCTGCTAGCTTTTTGTGACCTACATAGCCTGTAGCTGAGTGCTTGAACGCATGTCCAGGTTGGAAATAATCTTTAGTTTTCATAACCCAAGATTCATCATACACTTGAGTTAACATGTTTTCACTGTAGTCGTGCATGGTAATTTTTGTGCGAGGTGAAGCAGTGGTCAACCAGTTCAGCACAGGATATGCCGCATAACGTGCTTCGCTTAGAGTGTTCTCAGGTTTGCAGTTAAACGGATCGTCGCTAACATCTTTCTCACCAGTCTTGGGATATCGAAAAACAACCTCATCAAGGTGTATTCCGTTGTTGATAAAGCTATACAATGCTGTAGTCGAATCTCCCCCACCAGAAAATTCTAAACGAATGTAATCGTACTTGTCCCGTAATTGTTGCGCACGAATTCGATACAGGTCTAGGATATTGATATTGGGTTCAACTAGCCAATTTTCGGCACCAAATATTTCGTTGCTGAAATTCCATTCGGGAAACTGATTGGTTTCTGTTGCCTTGGTCAGTGCCATGGGCTTGCTAAAAAACTTTTCAGTTCCTACAGTGTAGTACCCCAACTTGGGGTTTTGTTCAATCTTGATCATTGTGAGGTTCCAAAAAAGTTGTTGTACCAGTTGTTGGCTGACTGTGCATGCTTGGCTTGTATTTTATTTTTGCTGTTAAAGTAGTCAAAAAAGTTTATGGCCAGTTGTTCAGTTTCGTTGTCAATGTCTATTTGCCAGGGCAGATCTATGCCATAGTACATGGCCATGTTTGCTAAAGGACCTTGATACCAAAAGTGCTGAAGTTTATCATTATAGTGTCGTCTTGATTCAGACACAACAGTGTCCTGCAGCCATTCCTTGATGCAAAGCTCTTGACCAACAGAATTCATCAATTGCCAGTATGGAGTATCGTTTTTTGGCGCTAGATACATACCAACTTGAATACGTTTCAGCACGTCATTATTGATGTTGTTAACAAACTGATTGTACGAATCTTTCCAGTCAAACGTTCGATCATGATCCTGCTTGATGTAATCAACCAATTGATTAATAAAAGCCAACTGAGTTGAAAATCCATTGGCGTCATATACGTCAGTAAACCCGCTGGAGATACCCAGCGTCACACAATTAGCCACAAATGTTTGTTCAAAGAATCCGGCCTGCCAAGATATTTTTCTTTTGATTGCACCCTTCATCCACGGGAACCGCTGATCAAACTCGTCAATCAACTGCTGTTCATCAGTAGTAAAGTTTTTGTTGTACACATAACCATTGCCACTGCGCCCTGGTTGTGGCAGACCAAACACCCATCCTTGACTCATGGCATAATGTCTGGACACACAATCTGATGGATTTTCTAGATCATGACGATTTGGTCCCTGCCCAACTATTGCGGCATTGTTAATAGTATCTTCAACCGGACGCCAACGAAACGGTACAAACTGCGAAAACAATCTCTTGAACCCGGTACAGTCAACAAACAGATCTGCATGCACCTGTGAATCGTCTTCACCTACTAGGTGAGTAACTCTGGTCCCATCAAACACCACATTCTTAATTCGCAGAGCTTGAACTTTGACTCCGCAAGGAATGCCCACGCTTTCGTGAATTACGTCTTTGACATAATCAGCATTGAAATGAAAACTTGAAACCAATCGCTTCTGTGGCAGATGCTGTTTGTTCATGATTGTTTTGTAATAGCTATACCAATAGCTTTCGCTTAGGTCGCCAGCCCTGTTTTCATTTTTACGCAGTCCTTTGTTGTATAGGTGTAACCATACGTCCCACAATGTGTATTTGTCATCTTCGGCACCCGATGCTGGACCCAGAGGTTTTGTTCTATGCCCATAGGTGTCTGTTATAGATTGTGTAATTATCTTGGCACTAGGATTCCACTGGAATCCAGAGACCATGGGTGTCTCGGTGCCATCAAATCCAAAAAATGCCACACCATACTTGTAGCTAGAATTTGATTTTTTCATCCAGTCATAAGAGCTCTCGTCATCAATGCCAAACAGTTTGCGCATAACATCACGACAGTTAAACGCAATGCTTTCTCCGACACCGATGTAAGGAGTGTTGGGATCATGTACAATAGTCACATCAGTTCCTGGACAATTTCTTTTTATGGCGGCGGCTGCAAAATATCCAGCGGCTCCGGCGCCCACAATCACAACTTTGAGTGGCTTGGCTTCAGCATTTTTTATCATGTTATCCTATAAGTGTTTTTTAAATTAACGTAACAGCCGTTGAGTGACTTGGTACCGGCAATTTCGTCCCAGTGCTTGGGTGCAATGGTTTTTACATGATTCCTAAGCCACGCAAACCCTCGTGCATAATAATTTTGTCCTAGATCAGGAGACAAACTATTCCATAACCATTCGTCACGTTGTGGCCAACTGGTGCATAATGGTTTTTTAGCCACAACAGCATCGGGCATCCAATCTTGGTAAATTAACCTGTGCATTCCGCCCATGGTCAAGGTATAAGGTTTGTTGTTGTGGGTAAAATACACCGCTGCCAATCCTGCTGTGTCGTTAAACGAAAGGTGCAGAGATCTTGAAATTTTGCCTTCAACTACATGTTTACCATCACAGTGGCCTGGGTCAAATTTTTCACAGTAGTTTTTGATCACATGCGCTTGTTTGCAAGGCAACATTGGAAAATCAGCACCCCAATAAAAGTACTCGTCGTATTCGCCAGGTCGATTCAGCATCTGAGCATAGCCACTAACGCCGTGATCAAGTCCATCTCTAAAATTAACAAACCAATCTGTGCCTTGCTGTGTTATCATGGGCTTTTCAATTCCCCAAATAAAACACAGGCGTTTACCTTGATTGATGATATTGGCGTAGTCGGGTATGTCCTGTCTAAATTGATGTCTTGACAAAGTAACTGGAGAGAAGTAATTGTTGACTCTGTAAAAGTGATCCCAGCGAGTGTTGTAATCCTTTAACAGTTTGATTTCCATGTCAGTAATATCAACCAGTCGATGTTTAGTGTTGCGATACACAGGATTGTTAGCCAGCAACTGCTGGGTGATTGGTATACTAGTCTGTGCTAGCTCTTCATGAAAAAAAGTGGTCTTGTCATCGTGTGCGGCTTTCATGTTGGTGTACTGCGCAATCTCATCTATAAAGATATTGTTGCGTACAAAGGTCTGCAGGATATTGTGACTGTCAGCACCGCCACTAAACCACAGCACAATGTAATCATACTGATCTCTAATTTGCCTAGCACGTTGCTCGTACCAAAAATCTAAACTGCCCGGAGGTTCCTGGGACCAGTCAACGGATTGATAGGTGTCTTGATTGTAGTGCCATTCTACTGGCAGTTTTGATTGTGCGCTGTGCTCAATTGCTTCTAGTTTGCTGTAGGTTTTACGTGGACCCACAGTGTAGAATCCATATCGATCGCGATTGTCTAGAGACATATCAACGTCGAACGCCTTGGGCGGCTTGTTGCCAGTGCCTATTTTCCTGGGCAAAACGTTTTTCCACTTCGGCAAGACTGAGAACAGGGGTTGACAAATATGCATTGGCCTGACGTTGTTGTATGCCTGAGTCTGTGGCCAGCACCTCTAGGTCTCGACGATATTGAGCAATATCTGCCTCTGGAGTAGCGGCAGGCACCAGTAACCAAAGATTGAGCACAAAATTTTCTAGTCCACGCATGCCAAGGCTGGCAAATGTGGGAATGCCTCGATGACTGCGAGTGCCTGTAATAGCGATTGGAAACAGTTGTCCACCATCAATCCAGCCTTCGCTATCAGCCAAGAATTCACTGGTTAGATCAATGTGTCCGCCTATAGCATCACGTGTGGCTTCGATGCCTCCAGGATAAAACGCCAACACCAGTTCAGTGTTGGGAAGATGTTGTTGCATGGCAATGGCCATAAGATGCGATATACTGCCCGGAACAACCCCAATGGTCAATGTGCGTTGTTGGCGTAGTTCAGCCCAGCTACGATATTTTTTGCTCATTAATACCGGCGCTTGGTCGCCAGCAAACATCATGATAGGACGGAACTGTTCAACTCGATGCGCTTCAGTTTCTTTAAACAGCAAAGGCCTGATCATAAAACTGCTGGATGCGGCCAGCACTTCTGGACGCTGTGCATTGGCCACAGAGTTTGCGGCAATACTACCACCAGCACCTGGCCGGGTTGCAAACACATAGGTGCGTTGTGTCTGTGTTTTGTTGGCCAGTGCAGTGCCTTGTCGCAACACATTGGCTGTATTGCTACCGGGACTGAATCCCCATACCACTGAAACAGTTTCAGCACTGGCGGTCACTGCCATCACACTCAAAATCAAAGTTAATAAAAATTTATTCATTGTCATTATTCTCCACAGGGATCCACCCCAATTTAAAAAAATCCTCTTGGATCTCGTCAGTGACATGACCTTCGCCCACAAAGTGTTTGTCATACCACTCAATTCTTGCTCGTTGCTCACTAGTCAACTCCGCATCATCTGTTGCGGCACCACCACGTATGCCCGAACAATACCAGTCCATGTAGTCGCCTTGTTCACGCATGTCGGCCACAATACCCCCGGCGTAGCGCCACGAGCACGACCAAGTTTGGCCCTTCAACAATGGCCACACTGCGTTGCGTTGCCAGTCTTGATTGCACAAGGCCGCGTAGATGTTTTGTGCATACTCTTCTCGTGCTTTGGCCTTGGCACAGATCCACTCGGTACTGCGTAGATCGTATTCAAGATTGTTTTTCTTCCACTCCTCGTCAGCGTCGCGGGCAAGATCATGTGCCTTGGCATCTTCGTACATGTTCAAGTAATCCTGATTGGGCTCCTCGCCAGTTTCTTCACAGCGTTTGATATAGTTTTCTGCTTGAAAGGTATGACGTTCTTTGCTACGATTCATGTGTGTTTTTGTTTGGTACCAGAGACGGGACTCGAACCCGTATGCCCTTGCGAGCGGCAGATTTTAAGTCTGCTGTGTATACCATTCCACCACTCTGGCGAGTGTTTGTTAACCGCCTCGGCCGGCTGCTTTGCGAACTGGTTTACCTGCGGGTGCTAGCGGAGCAGAACGTTTGGCGGCCTTTTGCTGAGTCTTTGATAACTTTGCATCAGGATGCGCAGAGGCATTCTTTCGATCTAGTGCTTGTTTCACTGCTGTGATAAAAGGTACTGGCGTTTTTGACATTGTTGCTCCAAGTTTATTTAGCGGTCAGTTGTGCCCAGGCCAACCATTGCTTAAATGCATTATACACTGTTTCTGCTTCTTTGTCATCCACTGGCACTCGAACTCCACGTACATAGAATCCTTCTGGAGTGACCTTTATCATTTCATCTCCATCATTTAATGTCCATGAAATTGTATTGTTATGATACAAGCCTTCGGTACTGCCGCCCATGTCTACCTGTAGTGTCTGCGGTTTGATAGGTGTCATGCTAGTCCTTGGTCCGGCGTGCAAGAATCGAACTCACATTCAAGAGGTAGAAGCTCTTTGTATTATCCATTATACTAACGCCAGGTTGGTGGGACCACTTGGAATTGAACCAAGACTCAATCGATTATGAGTCGACTGCTTTACCATTAAGCTATGATCCCAATGATTGTATTATAGCAGGAAAATTATT